ACAACTCCTTTGCTTTGGATGAATGATCGCTTTATGCCTAAGCGTGGGCATCAGATCGGAATTATTGCCGACGGTGCAGGTCAGATTGAAGTCGAGGTTGAAAACGAGGAAGGACAGATACTAGATGTCCTCCGCTGGGACTTGCCTTATGAAGACCAAGCGGTCTTTCACGGAACTCGAAAAGGCAGACAGTTCACTCGAATTTTTCCCCATTTATTTACAGGCGTAAAGCTCAAATTCCACATCAGAAACGTGAAAAAGAGTTTACGCATTTACGGATTCACTATCGAAATCAAGGAGCAATAATCAATGGCACGTATTCGCCAACTTTACCCGTCTCGGTACTCTTCTACAGAGGCTACATCGGCAGAGTTTGAAAACATCATCCGCTACCTTAGAAGCGGTGAAATTGGAAATAGAACTTTATCTGAATTGCTACGCCAAATCTTTAATTCCGAAGGTAACTTAGATGTTGGCTTAGAGATTCGCTTTGATTCTAAGTATGGTCTCGAATATCGAATCGGCGGAGACGATCAGGAATGGATTCAGATTATTGAACCTGAGGAACTCCGTGGAGAACCTGGTGAGTATGTCGGTGAGATTGGCGATGCCTTGATGTTCAACCGAGCTGACTATGATGGTGACGGCACAACTACGGTCTTTAACTACGCTTTCTCTGAATCAGAGGCTGAAACCATTCTATTTAGAAACGGTCTGCTTCAATCTCCTAACGCTTACACATTAGATCAAATCAACGGGACGATTACAATCTTTCCGGCTATTGGTGCTAACGAAACCCTAACGGTGTTTCAGATCAGAAAAAGTGAGCTTAACGGATTCTCTCGAACAGAGATTGTTGCTACTCAGAATCAGTACATCATCCCGTTTAAGTTCAATAACGAAGATCAAATCTTTGTTTACCGCAACGGCATCCTTTACAAGGAAGGTGAGAACGACGACTACATCCTAAACGCTGGAACATCCACAATCACGTTCTTAGCTCCTATGGCGTCAGGCGATGTTGTCACAATCCTTCGTATGCAAGGAGGAGGTCTTAGAGCTGTTGGCGGACTTCTGATGCAAGATCAGTATTGCTACAACGGAAAGATTCTCTTCGACAAGATTCTCATTGACGACGATGATATTTCTCCTGAGAAAGTTCAGGGACTTAAAGGTTTGATGGAAAAGTCGAAACAGGTATTCGTACAGGATACGGAGCCTGTTGATACAGACGAAGTAGAGATCGAAAGCGGAGACTTGTGGATTAAGACAGGTCTGCCTATTTCCGTCTTGTATTTCTATGATGGACTTCGTTGGGTTTCTACTGCGCCTGACGGTTCCGTTCCAGCCATCAACAAAGGAGATGAGCTTCGCTATCTTCGTGTGAACTCTGCGGGTTCGGCTCTTGAGTTTGCTGCTATTGATCTGTCTTCCTGCGTAAAGAAAGATGAAATTGGCAACCCTAACGGTGTCGCACCTTTGGACGAGAACGGACAGATTGCGGACGAGCTGGTCAAACAGCATTACTCCTATGTTCCGATTCAATATCGAACGGACGGAACGATTACTAAGGAGGCAGTGCTGACTCTTGGCTATGTAGCCAACGTTCAAGCCTACTTAGACAAGATGACGCTCTCCCTTGATGCTGGTACAGCAACAGTCCAGCTCTATGTTGGAGATATTGCGGTAGGTGCCACGACTGACCTGACGACTTCTGACGTAACTCAGACTTGGGTAGCAAAGAAGTTTGACGGACGAACCATTCCTAAGAAGATCACGTTAGAGATCACAGCCGCTTCTTCTGACGCCAAAGGTCTTACGGTTAATCTGCGGCAGAGAATTGTTGGGTAATGGCAACTAACAACGACTCCAACTGGGTAACCATCAATGGTGGCAAATTTCCGGCCACCATTGGAGAAGAGTTTATTAACACTTGGGGTAAGTGGCAGAAGGACGGAGACGGTTTTAAGTTCAACGACTATCAAGCCACTTGGCAAGACTCGCAGTACAACGGCTCCTTCAGAGATTATGTCGGCATCAATAGTGACAAAAATATGCTCTATTGGATGAAGGGCAACTATGGCGACAAAAAGAAAGATTTTGACTTCAACGCTTGGGCTGATGCTCACCCTGACGAATATAAGGACTATAGGGATGAGAACGGCACTTGGTATCTAACCCCAGAAGGTAAAACTGATCTTGAAGGAAGGGCTTACACACAGTGGTTAAAAGAGCAGAAGTATGACGTTAACAACACTAGCCCAGTTGTCCAAATTAAGACCGGAAAGAAAGAAGGGACACAAGTCACATATAAGTGGGACGAGTCTCTAAACGCTTACGTTCCTCACGAGGGTAAGGTTGTCTATTGGGATACTAGCAGTGGCCTTGGTCACGCTCTAAAGTCTTTTGGCTCTGCCATTGCAACGGGTATTGCTTCCTACTTTGGAGGCCCTTGGGCTGGAGCAGCAGTAGGTACTGCTTCAGGATTGTTAACTTCTGAAGGCAATAACAAACTCCTTGACGCAGGTATGGGAGCTCTCGGCGGCTACATGGGCGGAGCAAACATGGCAGGAAATATCGGCGCCACAATTGGTGGCTCTGCCATTAAAGGAATAACTAAGAACGCTCTCCCCGATCTTGTGCTGAACATGGTTAAGACAGAAAGTGACCCTGGAAACCTTGCAGGAATCGTTAATCAATGGAAGGTTGAGAACGGTAAAACAGCAGGTACAAGACCATTGACTGATGCTGAAAATGCGTTAATCAATCAATACGTTAATAACGCTAAGACGCTCTACCCATCGTTGTCGGAAGATCAAACCAAGAAGTTGGCTGACTACGCTGAGACTCTGACTCGAATGGGTTTGTTCACAGAAGACACTGTTAATAAAAAGAACGATCAATGGCAACAGCTAAAGGAAGCTCTTGAGAAGTATCAGACCAACACTTCTCTCGGCAACGGAGGAAGCACAAACCTTGGCAACTCAATATCCAAAGATGTTCAGGACAAACAAGAAACAGCAAAAAAGACACTGCTCGGAGTGCTTGGCGGTACAGCTCTCTTAGGCGGATTAGGAAATATAGGACAGACAGGTATGGCAGGAACAAACACAAACAATCTATTCAATTCCCTAGTAGGGCTTGGAATGGATGGATACTTAGGTTACGGCAACTATCGAGACTCTAAGAATTACAAAGACTTAATGGGGAAATGGAGCGATAACGCTCAAGCCCTGGTTGGAAACGGAGCGAACTTAGCGAACTCGTTGCAGAACCTTTACGACAAAACCGCTGGTGACAACGATAAGCTCTACGAAGCTCTTAAAGAAAAGATTAAAGTTCCGACTCGTAACGGAGACGAATGGCAGTCAACACCGTATTACCAAACCGCAACTCAAGGTTCTCAGAACGTCAATAACGCATTCGCAAAAGCATTGAATGCGGCAGATCAAATCAGCGGAGTTTGGAACGACCTTGGTAAGGCTAAGTTCTACAACGAAGATGATGTGTATGGAACCTATCGCAAGTTTGCGAATGCTCGTACACAGTTGGCTGATAGAGCTGCGGCTTTGACAGATTCGAGAACGTATGCGGCTAACCGTGCAAACGGTGTCGGAACATCTACGGTACAGCAGGAAGCTCAGGCAGAAAATGCCCGTAAGTACATGGCTGACTTAGCAAACATTGATAGCCAGGCTTACAGCGATGCTCTCAGCTACGTCTCCAATCTTTCTAAGTTGCAGACAGATCAGCGTAATGCGGCGATTGCTGAAGCAGTCAGTGCGTTGTCTCCGACAATCTCAACATCTACAAACGATGCGACAAACCAACTCCGTAACTCTCAGAATGAAATCGGAGCTTTGTGGTACGGGGATAAGGCGGCTGACCTTGAACGTGGTTGGTTGGCTAATACCTATGGCATGGGTTTGCAGAATCAAGGCAACATCTTGAATGCTTTGGTTGGACTGAATGCGAATAACGTTAAGGCCGCCACAGATCTGGCTGACGGATACGCCAACGCATACGCAAACGCTATGAACGGTTTGATGCAGTCGGTCAATAAAGGAACCGCAGATGTCTCTTCTGCTACATCAGGGCTTATGAATGCCTTAGGTCTTGCCGGAAAGACTTCAGGTTTATCCAGTCTTTTCGATGGAATCAACTATGCAGGAGCTAATGCTGCGGCTGATTCTTGGAATGCATTGGTTGAAAGAACTGCATCACAAACGGGAACATCCTTAGAAGAAGCGGCGAAATGGTTGATGAATGCTGGTGGTGACCCAATTGAAGAAATCATTAACGCCTCTGAGAGCGGAGGTTTTTGGTCGGGAATCGGCGACTCCATTTCTAGCGGTTGGGATTCACTAACCAATTGGTTTAGCGGACTGTGGTCGTAGGAGTAGACATGGCAGACGTAAACGACACTAAATACAAATTCTCCGATAGCTACAACGGAGCCCCCGATGGTCGATTCAGCGGGATGGCTGGTTTCTATCACGGTCTTGGAGGATGGAATGCTGAGACAGACCGCAGGGCATCCAAACGAGCCGAAGGTTTACAGTTGTTCAAGGACTATGTACAGACCTTGACGGACAACGGAATCGTTCCAAACCAGGAATCTCTGAGCAACTTCCTTGGCAATGCAGGTGACTTCGGCCTTAATGCTTCTTACGGGTTTGACCCGTATGCGGCACAGCAGATGATGGAGTCGGCGATTGCTCAAGGTGTAAACAAGAAGCGGGAAATCGCAGAGAAAAAACTTAAGACTGAAGCGGAAAACTCAGCGAACATTACAACGCTCTTATCTACGGAAAGAGGTAATTACAAAACAATGGAGGAAACTCTTGAGAATGTTGCTCAGAGAAATCCTGACATTGATAAGACTCGTATTGCCAACCTAGCTGCTACCGCAGAACAGAAATGGAACGATGATGTCTTTAAAGGTATCGACGTAACAACTAAGGGAGTTATTGACGAGGACTCGTTTGAAGGTTGGAAGCAAAGCAATCCCAACTCCACGGAACAACAGCAGAATTACTACAAACAAGCCGTTGCCAACAACAGAACAACTCTGATTGAAAACACAGCAAAGACCATTGGTCTTGATGTCGGCAACCTAACGAAGTCAGACGAAGAGCTTACGAAGATGGCTATTGCTCGTTTGCCGGACAACGCTAAGAACGATCAGGGAATCGTGTCAGGTGTTGTAAAGGCTATTCGTGGTAACGCTCTAAACCAAAACGCTACCACAGGCAGAACCGTCGCTGAAAATGTTGCGAAGTCTATTCCCGAAGTTGCAACAAAATCTTTCGAGCAAAGGGAAAAAGAAGAGGTTGCCAAACAGCAGACTCGTGCCAAGCTGGACGAAGCGGCAAGACAAGGCCCTCAGAATCGTTCTGCAATGAAGGCAAAGCTCCGAGAGAACTTGGCTAAAGCAAAAGGGAATAAGGAAGCCAACAAACTTTCTGTCGCTCGTACAGAGGCGATGATTGACTATATACTTTCTCCTAAAGCGGAAGAGTTAATCGGCAATGCTAAGACGGAGAGTGAACTAAAAGAAGCGTTGGCAGATGCTGTGAAAAAACACTTAGCCTTTCCGAGAGAAATTGAAGATCAAATTACTCTAAAGGACAATGGTTTTACCAATCCTACAAGAATCTCTTCTTCTTACGGAACGAATCCCTCTCAAGACTACAACACGTTCGTCCGTAACGCTAACCCTATCGTGAATCCGTTGATCGAAGGAAACGTTGATGCCATTCAGAAGGCAAGAGTTTCAGGAATTGAGAAGGACTTAACCTCTGCTAGAGACAGTATCGCCGCAGTTATTGGAGGAAGACTTCAGTCAGTTCGTGACGGATTAGCTTCTGCGGGTATTCATGCTTATTCCGATGCTGAGTTGATGAAGCTGGAAAGTCAGTATATCGGCGAAGCCTTGATGAATAAGGGGTTGACCAATGAAGATCGCAGATACATTTTCAACAAGGTGTATGCCTCTATCGGAAATCCGCCCTTTATCGAGAAGTCTGTAGATGTGGTTGAGAGAAACTTCGGACAGCTCAACAGCCTTATCAGAGCTAACGTTCCTCCGAGTTCTGTAAGCAGTATGTATCCCAACATTGGGGCTGACACCTCCAATAGAACTCAGCCTGTTCCGATGACGCCTGAGCAGAGACAAAAAATCATCAATGAGTCTTGGGCTCATTGGCAAGGTATTCCTACTATGCCGATTCCTAAGCCTGTACGAGCGGAAGAATCTCTGATCGAAAAAATCATTCCGTCGGCTAATGCGGCTGAGTTTAGACCTGCGAGAGAAAACGTATGGATGGATTCTGAGACTGGAGAAGCTACCAATACTCCGTATGTCACACAGTTGAAGCAATATCCTGAGTCGTTTTTTAACACCATGAGATATGACGACCCAAGGTTGAATAAAGCGGCTGTTCATTTGAACAACCAATACGGTCTGCCTACAGGGTTGCTCAACGCTATCAAGAATGCAGGTGAACGTTCAAATAATAATCAACGCCCTGACTTTAAGAAAACTGGTTCGACTGCTCAAGGCGTGATGCAGATTACGAATACAACAATGAAGGGAACAACTAAGTACGGAAGCCTAAAGCATAATCGCCTCAATGCTGTGGAGAATATGGAAGCCGCCGCTAAGTTGTTGTCCCATGAATATCAGAGACTACAAAGAGCTATTCCTGCATGGAGTAATGCAAATCCGTTGTTGGCAACAATCATTCAATACAACGTTGGGTCAGAAGCGGCAAACAAGTACATTAAGTCCGGACGGATAGACAACATTGGTCTTCAGTCTCACCAGTTCGCATACCTCAGGCGAGTCCTTGAATACATGAGAGATCATCAGAAAGAAGAGGCTTTAGAGTATCGGAACGACATGGAGAACGGGACAAGCGGTGCGACTTGGGAGATCGCAATGAACTAGTTTTCTAACAGTTTCCCGAAAGAAAAGCTCCGTTGACTAGATGATTGGCACACACATTTAGTCACGGAGTTTTTAATGTCTGTTGAATCGCTTATCCAAGCAGGACAAAAAGGTTACGCCAACATTCACGATAACGACTTTTACTTTTCCGATTCCAATTTTAAAGAGATTGGAGAAAATGAAGAGTTAACAAAGTTCTTTATGAAACAAGTTGACCCTGACGGCTCTAAGTATGGTGGAGATGTTGAGAAGGCAAAGACGGGTTTCTTGAATGACTATACATTCAAATCAAACTCCATCTGGGGAGAAGTGAAAGGAGCGGTTCAGTCTGTCAATTACTCGGAAGAAGAGAAACAGCAGAAGAACTTCCTTCAGCGTATGTACGACACAGCTCCCAACCGTTTGACTGGTGGTGACGGAGTAGGCGGAGCGGCTCAAGCCTTGGGCTACGGTTTAGCTGGTGGCCTTGTTGGTGAAGATGGTGTTGACCTTGGAATTAACATCGCATCGACTGCCGCATCATCTTGGCTTGGTGCAAAGATGGGAGCTGCGGCTGGTACTGCTGTAGCTCCTGGTGCGGGTACGGTTGTAGGCGGAGCCCTTGGAGCAATTACTGGCGGAGCCTTAGCCTTGTTCGGGAAGAACATGGCAATCAAAGGAACTCAACAGCTTGGTAAGGAAGGTCTTAAAGAACTTCTTAAGCAGACTGCAACTAAAGAAGGTAAAGACGCCTTGGTTAAACAGGTTGCTAAGGAGTATGGCTGGAACACGGCTAAGGCAGAGTTCGCAGTCAATGGCGTTTTAGGCGGAGTAGGCGGAGCCGCTGAGGAATACAAGAATGAGAACATCGGGTTGTCCGAAGGTAACTTCACTGACTACCTAACGTCCGCAGGTGGCGGTGCTTTAATGGCTGGGGGGATCGGCGGGGGCTTTGGTTTAGGTTCTTCTCGATTCGGGGA